GCGGTGATGTCGGCCCGGTCACCTACGGGGCCAGCCCGCACACCTCGATCGCGGCCCGGTCCGGGGAGTTCCTGGCCTCGATTCCGAACCTGTCGCCGCTGGTCGCCCGTGAGGCGTTCGCCCGGCTCTGCGAGCGCTCCGACGTGGCCGTCCCGCTGCCGCCCGCACTCCCCGCAGCCATTCCCGCCGCGCCGCCCGCTGTGCCGGCGCCGGAGAAGTCCCCTGGACGTGCGCAGGGCCGTTCCATCGCGATGCTGCGCACCCGGCTCCTCGTCCAAGACGGCGACGAGGACTGAGCACCACCTGCACCGCACCACCCCCAGCACGCCGTCCGGCAGATCGCCCGGAGGCGGGACTGACGCATGCCCGGCAGATGCCCGAGCGTCCCGAGGTCGCGCTGCAGAACATCCACCCCGATCTACCGGAGGACATCACCATGCCCGGAACCATCGACGACCTGATCGCCTCGATCGAGATCGAACTCGAAGCCGCGCACAAGCGCCGCAAGAAGACCGGCGCTGAGGTCCAGCTCATCCTGGACAAGGCCCAGCAGGACGGCCGCAGCGCGCTGTCCGCCGAGGAAGACGAGCGGGTCGCCGAGCTGTTCGCCGCCCGCGACCAGGCCAAGACCGACATCACCGGCATCGAGAACAAGCTCGCCAACGCCAACAAGATCAAGGCCGAGGAGATGGAGCGCCAGGAACAGCAGAAGGAGACCATTCCGGCGCAGACCCGCAAGCCCGCCTACGACCGGGTGGTGCGCGTCGGGACCGAGGAGCGGACCTACCGCAAGGACACCGACCGGCACGGCAAGCAGTTCCTGATGGACATTTCCCGCCAGTTCCTCTTCCAGGACGTCGAGGCAAGCTCGCGGCTGTCCCGGCACATGCAGGAAGAGCGCATCGAGCGGGCCGAGTACATGCAGCGCGCTGTTGGCACCGGGGCTTTCGCGGGCCTGACCGTGCCGCAGTACCTCACCGAGCTGTACGCCCCGGCCACGGCGGCCCTGCGGCCGTTCGCGGACGTCTGCAACCGGCACGAGCTGCCCGACTCCGGCATGTCGGTGAACATCTCCCGGATCACCACCAGTTCCGACGCGGGCGTCCAGTCCGCCGAAAACGCGGCCGTCACCGAGCAGAACATGGACGACACGCTGCTGACGGTCAACGTGCAGACCTCGGCCGGCCAGCAGACCGTCTCCCGGCAGGCCATCGACCGCGGTACCGGCATCGAAGACGTCACGATGCAGGACCTTTTCAACCGGGTCGCCACCACGCTGGACAAGACGCTGCTGACCCAGGCCACCAACGGCCTGACCAACGTGGCGCAGTCCACCGCGTACACCGACGCCTCTCCGACCGGGGCCGAGCTGTACCCGAAGATCCTGGGCGCTGCGGCCGGCGTCGAGGCGAACCTGCTGGCCATGGGCCGCCCGACCCACGCGGTGATGCACAGCCGGCGCTGGTACTGGCTGTCCAGCCAGATGTCCGCCGTCTGGCCGCTGATCAACTGGTCCGGGATGCCGGTTCAGACGATCGGCACCGCCGACTCGGCCAGCTCCTACAACTCCGGTCCGCGCGGGGTGCTGCCCTGCGGCCTGGAGGTCGTGGTCGACAACAACATCGCCACCAACCTGGGGGCCGGCACCAACGAGGACGAGCTGTACGTCGTCCCCGCCAGCGAGTGCCACCTGTGGGAGGACCCCAACGCCCCGCTGTTCATCCGCGCCGAGCAGCCCGCAGCGGCCAGCCTCGGCGTGCTCCTGGTGGCGTACAGCTACTTCGCCTACACCTTCGGCCGGTACTCCAACGGCACACAGAAGGTGTCGGGTACGGGCCTGGTCACCCCGACGTTCTGACCGAACTGACGGCTCCCGCCGGGGCGGTAAATGCCTGCCGCCCGGGCGGGGCCGCGTGTTCCCACTCAAAGAAAGGGATAACCAGGATGGGTCTCAGGAACGTACTCGCCGATGTGGCGCTGCCCTCCGGTGCCCGCGCGGCCGGCACCTTCACCAGCGGCCCGGTAGCGGCCGCAGGCGTTGCCGCCGAGGTGCTGATGACCGTGCACTGCACCGCCACCTCGGGCACGCCCACGCTGGACGCCTCACTGGAGGAATCCGCCGACGGCACTTCGTGGACAGCCATCACCGGCAGTTCCATCACCCAGCTGACCGCGGCCGGCAACTGTCTCGCCGCGGCCGTCGTGACCAAGAACTACGTCCGCGCCACCAGCACGGTAGCCGGGACCACACCGAACATGACGTACCAGATCGGGCTGTGGGTCCGGTCGAACTGACCGCCCGGAATACGCAAAGGAGAGGGACGCATGGCACGCGACGAGAACATGATCGCCGCCCTCAAGCGGGAGCGCGCAGGCTATGCCGCCCGCGGCATGACCGACCGCGTCGCCCAGGTCGACGAGCAGCTCGCTTACTACGGGGCCGGGCCCGGCCTCGCCGAGGTCCCGCAGGGCCGCACCGGCACCGATCCGTCCCAGCAGACCGCCGCCCCCGCCACCGGCGGCATCCCCAGCGGATCGTCCCCGGTCGTCGGCGAGAGCGGCCCGCAGGACACAGCCGCCGGCGACCCCGACGCCGTCGACACCGCGGCGGCCGCCGAGCCGGAGGCCAAGTCCGGCCGCGGCCGCCCCCGCAAGCCGCGCGACGCCCAGGGCAACATCGTCAGGGAGTGAACCGTGGCCAACGAATACGCCGACCTGGCCACGCTGCGGGCCCAGCTGAGCATGCAGGTGAGTGACACCTCGCGCGACGCCCTGCTCAGCCAGGCCCTGTCCACGGCGTCACGGAGCATCGACCGCACCACGGGCCGCCGCTTCTACCTGGATGCGGTCGCCCAGCAGCGCATCTACAACCCCTACCGGCGGGTGCTGTCCGAGGAGCAGGGCGAAGTCCTGCTCACCGACGACATCGGCAGCGCCGCCGGCCTGGTGGTGGAAACCGGCTCCGGCAGCACCTACACGGCCGTGACCGGCTACGAGACGATCCCGGACAATGCCCTGCTCGACGGGCAGCCCATCACCGGCCTGCTGCGCCCGCGCGGCATCTGGACGTGGCGCTGCAGCAGCATTACCCGGGTGCGGATCACCGCCCGCTGGGGCTGGCCGGCCGTGCCCGCCGAGGTGGTGCAGGCCACCCTCATCCAGGCCAACCGCCTGTTCAAACGCAAGGACTCCCCGGAGGGCATCATCGGCTCGGCCGAGTGGGGCGTGCGCAACCTGTCACGCCGGGACCCGGACGTGTACGCGCTGATCGAGAACCTCATCCGCCCCGGCTTCGGATAGGAAGGGGACCCGTGCAGATCTCACAGGTCCGCAACGCCATCGCGGACGCCGCCCGCGCGGTCGTCCTGCCGGCGGGAGTGCAGCAGCTCATCTGCACCGGCTATCTGCCCGATGCGGTGACCGCACCGCACTTCTTCGTCGGCGAGTACACCCAGGAGTTCGACAAGACCTTCGGCCGCGGCATGGACGAGGCGGAGTTCACCTGCCGTGTGCTGGTCGGCACCAGCGACGAGCAGGCCGCCCAGACGGTGCTGGACGCTCTGCTGTCCGGGGCCGGTCCGGCCAGCCTCAAAGAGGCGATCGAGGCGGCCCGCGGCGCCCCGGGGCAGATGGCCCTGGGCGGCCTGGCCGACGACCTGCACGTGATGCGGATCCAGGGATACCGCTGGTACGAGCACGCCGGCACCCAGTACGTCGGGGCCGAGATCATCATCCGCGTCATCGGAGACGGGACCTGACATGCCGAAGCAAGTACTGTTCGATGTCCGGCTGTTCGCCGGCGGCGCGGACCTGTCCGGCAACAGCAACAAGGCCGAGATCACCGCAGAATACGAGGACAAGGACGCCACCAACTACCGCAGCGCCGGCTGGAAAGAGGTCCTGGCCGGCCTGGCGTCCAGCGCGGTGACCGCCGAGGGCCAGTGGGAGGCCGGTGACCCCGGCAAGGTCGACGACAACGCATGGGCCACGCTCGGCGGCCTCGGCCCGTGGACCATCAGCCCCACCGACGCCACCGTGGGCACCCTGGCCTACTTCACCAACGCCCTGCGCTCCTCCTACAAGCTCGGCGGCCAGGTCGGCGAGATCGCCCCCTGGGCGGGTAAGGCGTCAGGGTCCTGGCCGATGGTGCGCGGCCAGATCGCGCACCCGCCCGGCACCGCCCGCACCGCGACCGGCACGGGCACCTCGATCCAGCTCGGCGCGATCCCGGCCGGGAAGCGCCTGTACGCCGCCCTGCACGTCCTGTCGGTGGCCGGCACCGCCACCCCGACCATCACCGCCCGCGTGGAGTCCGACAACGCCACCGGTTTCCCCTCGCCGGTCACACAGCTGACGTTCGCCGGGGCGACCGCGCAGGGCGGGCAGATCCTGCGCACCGACGGCACCGCCATCACCGACGACTGGTTCCGGATCGCCTGGACGATCTCCGGCACCACCCCCTCATTCCTGCTGGCCGCCGCTATCGGCATCGCATAAGGAGAACCCCGTGCCCAAGATGGTGCTGCTGGCCGAGTTCGTCAGCATCGCAGGAAACGACCTTTCCGCCTACTCCAACAAAGCCGAGGTCGCGGTCGAGGTCGAAGAGAAAGACGTCACCACCTACGCCTCGCAGGGCTGGAAGGAGGTCCTGGGCGGCCTCAAGAGCGGCAACGTGTCGCTGGAGTTCAAACAGGACTTCGCCGCGACCAAGCTGGACTCGATCATGTGGCCCCTGCTCGGCACGGTCGTGCCCTTCGAGGTGCGTGCCGACCAGGCCGTGGTCGGCACCTCCAACCCGAAGTACACCGGAACCATCCTGATCAAGGCGTGGAACCCGGTGGCCGGCTCCGTCGGTGACGCGGCATCGGTGTCCGTCAGCTACCCGACATCGGGCGCGGTGACCCGGGCGACGGCCTGATGACCGAGCACAGCCCGATCGAGATGTCCGTCAGCGTGGAGGGCATCCAGGCCCTGGGCCGGGCCCTGGCCGCCGAGGCCGACGGCAAGGCCCTGCGCAAGGAACTGGCCGCCAGCCTGCGCAGCGCGCTCGCCCCGGCCGCCGAGGTGGCCAAGGGCAACATCATGTCCATGCGCTCCGAGCACGGCGCGGGCGCCTCACCCGGCCTGCGCACCAGCATCGCCAAGAAGATCCGCCCCGAAGTCAAGCTCGGCGGCCGCTGGACCGGCGCCCGGGTAAAGGCCAAGAGGACCCCCAACGTGCGCGGCTTCCGCAACGCACCCAAACGCACACAGCGGGCCGCCGGCTTCCGCACCAAGTCCTGGAACGGCGAATGGCGCACCCAGATCGGCAAGTTCGACTGGTTCGACAGGGCAATGGCCGGCCGCGACGACGTCTACAAGCAGAAAGTCCTGGACGCAATGAACGCGATGGCGCGGCGGATCGCCGACCGCGCCCGGCAATAGGAAAGGGGCGCCCCGTGTATCTGGTGTACCAGCCCGAGGGCTCCGAGGAGCCGACCCGCTGGCCGTACAACCCCCGCAAACTCATGAGCGTGGAGCGGGAGTTCATCGAAAGGCAGGTTGGTCTGCCCTTCGCTGAGTTCACCCAGACCGTCCTGAAAGGCAGCAGCGTGGCCCGGCGCGCGCTGCTGTTCGTGATGCTCAAGCGGGACCACCCGACGACGAAGTACGCCGACGTCGATTTCGCCTGGGACGAGCTGCGGCTGGAGTTCAGCAAGCAGGAGTACGCCCAGATGATCCGCGACGCCGGCGACCAGTTCAGCGGCGAGCAGCTGGAGATGACGCTGCAGGGCCTGCGGGCGGAGATGGACAACGCGCTGGACGACCCGCAGCAAGAGGGAAAAGTCCTGCCGCCGGTCGTCGCCTGAGCCACCTGGGCAACGCCGCCCACCTGCTCGGCGTGCGCCCCGACGACTGGGCGGCCTACACGGTCGAAGAAACCGACCACCTGCTCGACTGGCTCGACCAGTACGCCAAGGAAATGAACGAGCAGGAAGCAAAGATGAAGAGGTGACCGGCCAGCGGGTCGAAGACCTCGCGCATTGGGTTATCGAGAACTACCGCAAGGAAGTTCTCCTACAGCTGGGTGGTGATCACCCCCAGTAGAGGGGCGGTGATCTCACATGGCGTCGGATACGTCGCTGGTGTTTTCAATCTCGTAGCGAGGGACCGGGCATCCGAGACCGTCGGCAAGATGAAGGAGAAGTTCACCAAGGCCGCCACGGCGGTGTCCGCCGGCGTCGCGGCCGCCTTCGGCGTGGGTGTCGCGGCGTCGATGGACATGTCGGCCGCCTCCAGCAAACTGCAGGCCCAGCTGGGTATCGGCCCGGCGAAGGCCGCCGAACTGTCCAAGGTCGCGGCACGGGTGTACGCGCAGGACTGGGGCGAGAGCGTCGGGCAGGTCGACGAGGCCATCAAGGGCGTGTACCAGCAGATCGGCGACGTCTCCAAGGTCCGCGGCGGTCTGCAGGGCGTCACCACCGATGTCCTCGCCCTCGCGCAGACCTTCGACCAGGACCTCGGCGGAGTCACCAACGCGGTCGGCCAGTTGATGAAGACGGGCCTGGCGAAGAACGCCACCGAGGCGATGGACATCATCACGACCGGCTTCCAGAAGGGCATGGACAAGTCCGGGGATTTCCTGGACACCATCAACGAGTACGCGGTCAAGTTCCAGGGCCTGGGCCTGTCCGGCGGAACGGTTCTGGGGATGATCCAGAGGGCCATGCAGGCCGGCGCCCGGGACACCGACTTTGCGGCGGACGCGATCAAGGAATTCCACAACCTGGTTGCCGGTGGCTCGCAACCGACCATGCAGGCGCTCAAATCGATGGGCCTCAATGCCAGGCAGCTGGCCCACTCCGTGGCTGGTGGCGGCCCCGCGGCCGAGCAGGCGATGAGCACGATCGTCAGGGCCCTGGGCACGGTCTCCGATCCACTCAAGCAGCAGCAGCTGGGCGTGGCCA